GTAAGCCTATTTCTTATTTACAGTTTTGTTGTACTTGTTGCCACGATACGTGAGAGTAACAGTCATTGTTAATTCCTCAAATACCTGACCCCCGTTCCATGATCAGGTGGCATGCGTCCTAATGGATGAACGTAAGTACATTATTTACCTCGCATTTTTTTAATAGCGTCTTCTAATGCTTTGTTTCTTGCCTTCAGTGCTTTAACAGTTTCTGCAAGATTTGGTGTTGTTTTCTTTTTTTTCGGAGTAGGCATAATTATCCAATAGTAGGAGCAGTCAGTGCTACCTGTGTGGTAGACGCTGCTGCCAGATCAAGTGGGAAGTTATGAGCATTACGCTCATGCATTACTTCCATTCCAAGTCCCGCACGGTTAAGAATATCAGCCCAAGTAGGGATAACGTGGTTCCCGTTATCGACAATGGATTGATTAAAGTTGAAGCCGTTAAGGTTGAAAGCCATAGTGCTAACACCCAGGCTAGTAAACCAAATGCCAAGCACAGGCCATGCAGCCAGGAAAAAGTGGAGGCTACGTGAGTTATTAAATGATGCATATTGAAAGATCAATCGTCCGAAGTAACCGTGTGCGGCTACGATGTTGTACGTTTCTTCTTCTTGCCCAAACTTATACCCATAGTTCTGAGATACCGTTTCGGTCGTCTCCCTAACCAGGGAACTGGTGACAAGACTGCCATGCATAGCACTGAACAAAGACCCACCAAATACGCCGGCAACACCAAGCATATGAAAAGGATGCATAAGAATATTGTGTTCAGCTTGGAAGACAAACATGTAGTTGAAGGTGCCGGAAATGCCAAGAGGCATCGCATCTGAGAAAGAACCTTGTCCAAAGGGATATACCAAGAAGACAGCACTAGCCGCTGCTACAGGTGCTGAGTAAGCAACGAAGATCCATGGGCGCATACCTAGCCGGTAGCTAAGTTCCCATTCGCGTCCCATGTAAGAGTAGATACCGATAAGGAAGTGGAAGACAACGAGTTGGAATGGTCCTCCGTTGTATAGCCATTCATCGAGACTGGCTGCTTCCCAGATGGGATAGAAGTGCAGTCCGATTGCATTTGAAGACGGGACAACTGCTCCCGATATAATGTTATTTCCATAGAGGAGCGATCCAGCAACAGGTTCACGAATGCCATCAATATCAACAGGTGGTGCGCCAACGAAGGCGATAATGAAACAAGTAGTAGCTGCAAGCAGCGTGGGAATCATGAGGATTCCGAACCAACCAACATACAGTCGGTTGTTAGTTGAGGTAACCCAGTTACAAAAGAGTTCCCAGTTATTTAGTTTTTGTGGTCTTGAAAGTACAGCGATCATTTAATTAATAGTTCATGGTTGGGTAAGTAAAATTAAGTAAGACCAGTTTAAAGACTTGGCTGTCTAGAGCTAGGGGAGGAATTGCACCTCCCTTATTCTATTTAGCTATTTTTTCTTAGCAGTTTTACCTGCACGTTTGAAGTTAGCAGCAGTGGGAGCACCAGCTGCGCCAGCTTTCCTCATCTTTTCTCCACTACCTTCTTTGATGCGTTTGCGCTTGGCGTGGATGTTTGCGTAAAGTCCAGGTTTAGCCATTTAACATTTCCATTTGCGTAGTGCCAACGCTTTACGGGTTGGCTTGCCGTTAGGTTTTTTCATTGGTCCTTTAATACCACCCATCCTAGCACAGAAAGATTTCTTACGTTTCCCTCCACCAGGTTGTGGTGCTTTTAAATTGGAACCTGTTGCTTTATTGTATTTTTCACGACCAGCTTTTGTCAGTCCACCTGAACGGGACTTGTGCTTGCCGATCTTTAGACTGACATTCTTAGCCATTACTTACACATCTTCTTTTTAGGTGGACGGCCTTTCTTTGTACCGTACGTTCCTTTACCTTGTGGCATTACCAGACTCCGGGGATGATTTGACCAGTCAGTGCATAAGCACCTAGTGCTGCGATGACACCTAGCATTGCCAGACGACCATTCAGCTTCTCAGCTTTTTCGTTGTGATTCACAGTTACTTCTTCCATGTACATGCGTGGTTCGGTAGGCCAGATTTGTGTATCGTTCATCAGAATGAATACTTCAGACCTGCTTTAGTACCATAGGAAGTATCGGTATCACCAGTCATGAATGATACCTCTCCATAGAGAGCTAGACGCTCGCTAAGGGACGTGGTACCACCGACCTTACCAGAGAGTTCCAGCTCAGATTCTGCACCATCACTAAGGACAATAGCAGGACCAGCTTGGATATACCAGTTGTCACCTTCGTATCCAACATGGTTATCAATAACACTGCCAGTATAATCATTACCAGTGTAACCAGAGTTTGCTTCGACATTGACATAAGGTCCAGCAAATGCTGGAGCAGCAGCGAAGAGGGCTGCAGGGAGGATAGCAAGAATTTTCATTTGAGTTTATTTAAAAAAGAATAAGTATGTTGTGTGCGATTACCATGAACGCCCCACCCTAACCAGTAGTAAGCAGCATTCATATAGTAAGGGACTGTCTGATGGTTAGTCAGAAATGAGCTAAGGTCATCCCTAAATCTTAGCTCATGTATCATGTAAGATGTTTGACATTCTAAAGAACTAGGATCAGCTTTTTGTTTAGCACAGAAAGTACCTAGTCCATCATAACGATGCTTAGATGTCCATTGAATTAAACCATAACCACCATTAAGACACCTGTCATATGGGATGATGGTACCGCCTTCACAGACGTTAGGTTTAAATGTTGACTCCTGATAGATGTTACCCATAATAACAGCAAGTGCAGTCCGATCTGTTACACCCGCAGAAGTCTGTAGTTGTTCTAGAACGTACTGCTCTTGTACAGTACATTGTGGGCAGTCAATCATTAGAAACCAAGGTCAGAGTTTTCAAGTTTAGTCATAACGTCCGAGCGATATGCAGGATCGTTATCATAACGTGGATCATTCATTGCTTGTACAAGTTCTGATTGACTACGGAAGACAGCATTAGATTCTGCAGAACCACGTCCTGTAAGAAGTTGACCTTCGGAACCGACTGCTTCTGAGTATTTATTAGACAATGCTTGTACAGCAAAGTAGATGGAATTAGCATTACCATCACCCATAACAGAATCATACATTTCAATCTCTTCATTTGAAAGAGTTTGACCTGCCCATTGCATCATGGAATCATAGGCTTTCTCGCCACCAACCATTTTGTATAGTTGTTCAGCTTGTGATTCAGTTAGTTGTCCTTCAGAAGAGTTATCATCATCATCATCATCTTCTGATTCTTGTTCTTCTGGCTCATCATTTTCAGGTTCTTCTTCCCGTGACTCGCCAAGTTTCTTTTGTAGTTCTAGGTAAGCTTGCTCAAGAGATTGTGGACTATCAAACTTACCTGCTAGCAACTGTTGTTGTTCCCCTTCATTAGCCTCAGCAATAGCTAGAGACTCTTGCTCATCAGCATTTAGTTCTGGTTGATCAGCTGGTGCATCAGTTGAAGTTAGTGTTTCACTCATTAAACTTGTGGTGGTTGTTGTTCTTGTTGTTGCATGGCTTGCATCTCAGCTTGCTCACGCCGTTGTTCAACAGCAGCCATCTGTGGTGCTTGTTGTTGTGCAGCCATAGCCTGCTGTTGTTGCATTGCTTGCTGTTGTTCACCTTGTATTTCTTCCATACTCTTCACAAGGTTGAGTACGTCGATACCAGATGCAGCTGCCAAACGTTTGACAACTTCTTCTGGATTAATAAACTGTTGAATAGCTTCTGGACCCATTGTCTGAGCAATAACTTGTAGGAATTGACCGAGACTTTCACGATCCTGACCACGACCCAGTGCATTGATACCAGCAACAATAGTTGGTTTAACAATACCACCTTTAGGTAAGCGTGGGATCTCTCCAGTTTTTTGTGCAACGTTTAGTTTACGATTTAGATAAGGTACTAAGAACTCAACAGTAAGTAGACTAAATAGTCCACCAAGTTGTTGCTCTAGTTCCATTTGTGTCATCCTTACTTCTTCTGCTGTAGTCCTTTCAGACTGACGAACATTAAGAATAAGGAATGCTTCACTAAGACGTTGTGATAATGTACCTACCATTTGATAGGCAGTCTGGAAGTCAGCTGTCTTTCCAACCTGTACTACACCAATGTCATCAGGTCGTCCCTGGATGATAGCACCGTTACCTGCCTTAGCAAGTGTCGATGGTTTGGTGGAGGAGCTTGGACTGACAGTGAATACAATCTTAGCAGCTGCTGCGCTGCCTTCAACCAGTGCTTGTGACAGAGCTTCAAGTGACTTTAGGTCACCAAGGAACTCTTCTACCCTACCACGTCCGTAGACTTCGCCGTCTACGTGGTTGAAGCGTAGCACAAGCCAGGGGTTAGAGTCAAGAGGAGATTTACTCATTGACTTAGGAAGGATCTGATCGTCTACTTCCTGATGCCACATCCAACGATTGTTATCTAAAACAACGTGTGTATAGATGT